CCACCATCATTGATTGTATCTTTGTTGATACCTTTCCGTAACTCATTAACTTCTCTTCTTGTTTGGTAAGTTCTTCTACGAGCTTGGATAATCCTGAGTCTAGTTTCCAAATTGTTTTTGATTCGTGATTGCATTTTTCTTCCTTAAAAGTTTTATCAATAGATTGTGTACAAACTGGACAAGTATCATTATTATTAAAAAAATCTAAAGTCTTTTTATGAGTTGCTAAGTTTTGTTCTATTTTAGTTTCAAATTTCTCTAACTCTTTAACCTTTTTGGAGACCACTTCCTCACCGTTTAGTTCGTTTTGACTTACGGCTATAGCTTCATTTAAAGCTCTTAGCTTTTTATCATATTCTAGCCTATTTTTATCATTTTCCACTAGTTTATTTTCTTGTACCTTCTGGTTGTCGCTCCCTTTGGTTTCCAAAGTGTTTAAATACTTTGCTTCAGTATCAGTCTTCTGCTTAATCAACTCTTGTTGGTGCCTCACCTCCGTCAACTTTTTTTGTAAATCACTCTGTTGGGAACGCAAAACTAGGTCCATTAGGCCAAAAACTCTAATATCAAGTATCTCTTCAACTACTTCTCTTCTATATCTTGGTTTCATCTTCATAAATGGTTCGTATGAGGAAGAACCTAATAAAACCACCTGAATAAATGACCTGTAATTGAGTTTCATTATGTTTGTTTCAAGGTACTTTTGATAATCTACATTGTTGGCGTCTTGATTAATCATTTTACCATTACAAAAAATTTCAAATAAATTTGGTTTGATACCTCGTCTTATAATATAGTTCTTGGTACCAACATCAAACTCTACCTCTACCAAACAATCACCATTGTTAATAGTATTGACCATTTGTTCTTTCTTTATTATTCTAAATGGTCTATTGAATAATACAAAACACAATGCGTCTAATAAGGTTGACTTACCAGAGCCGTTGGAACCTACAACTAATGTTAATTGAGATAAACTTAAATCTATTTCTATTGGTATATTACCACTTGATAAAAAGTTTTTATAAGAAATTCTTTTAAATAATATCATCTAGCCTTCCTAAAATACCATCTCCATACAGCCGACCTTGTTATTGAAACAACTGTAAATATTAAAGCAATCCCCATACTATCAAAAACTGTAGGGTGTAAACCAAATAGGGGGAAAACTAATAAATTTATACAAATAGCTAGTATGTACCCACTTCCTACATCAATAAAACTTTCAATTATATCTCTTCTATTCATTTGACATTGGACAATAAGGTAATGGTTCCAACTCCTCTTGCATTTTCTCTGACTCAGTTTTCACTTTTAAACTTGTTGTATATTGTGTACCACATCTTTGACAAATACCCCACGCTGGTTTGTGTGGTGTATTATCTAAACATTTACTACATAAAATAAATTTTCCTTCTTTTAAAAAATTAACATTTCCCATATTAATTTCTTTTGCTTTTCTTTCATCTCTTTGTCTAAATGACTCTTCCATTGATTCATCTAGTTCTTTTTGTTCTTTATCAGCAGCTTCTTTAAAATCCATTGGAGTAATATTAGTAAGTTTATTCTCTTCTAATATTTTAACTACTTCTTTTTTCTTCACTATTCACCAAATCCATCTATTGCTCTTGCGTGAAAAGGATTCTTTTTCTTCTTCTCTTCATCTAGTTCTTCATACTTCTTTTTTCTTTTCTGGTATTCTTCTTCTGTTAAGTTGTGCCAACCTATACAAAGTTGTGTTGGTGACCTACCACATTGGCATACTGACATTATTCACTCGTTTCCATATACAACTCTTTAGCAAATTGTTTTAACTTTTGTTTATCTAGTTTAATGTCCGCTTGGTCAATATAGTTGTTTAAAAATGTAAGGGTATCTTCACCTTGTTCTAATATATTTTCACTAACTGAAGCGCCTATATCTGTAGGGTCTTCTATTATATCTATTGCGTGTATATTAATATGGTTGTAAAGTCTATCCATAAGTCTTTCAAACATATCTGTATCTGTCTTTTGTGATATAAAAATTTTTAAAAATGTATGGTTAAACTCTTTAATATCTAAATCATCATAATCCCTATCTTTGTCATTATAAATTATTTTTTTAAACATTCTATTAGGATTTTCTACCCTTGACAGTTCTCTTGTTTCTGTATCAAAAATGTGAAAACCTTTTGGACAATTATAGTCCGACCAAGTCATTTCGTATTGTGTACCTAGATAATAAATGTGACCATCATCCGATTTTTTGTGAAAGTGGCCAGACATAACCTTTTCAAATCTTTTAAACATAGATTTTTCTAAACCTTGTTCGTTCATATGGCCGTTATGCATTTCAAAACCACTTATCTCTAAATGCCCCATGGAAATGGTAGCCGTAGAGTTACCAATAGTTCTCATAGTTTCAGAATAGTTATCATCACATATCCAAGGTATGAATAATATCTTTAAACCATCAAGTTCAACATCTGTTGCATGTGTATATACTATGGCATTTTTTGATATGTTTAAATTTTGGAGGGCGTTAACTTCATTTGTATTCTTGTAATAGGTGTCATGGTTACCAATAATGATATGAGTTTCAATATCCATATCATCTAGTCTATCCCAAAATACCTTTTTAAAGTTGTGGGCGGTGTTGTGATTAATAAATTTTCTTCTATCAACCACATCACCTAGGTGTACTAAACATTTGATATTATGTTGTTGTAAGTATGGGAAAAAAAGGTCGTTATAAAATTTGTTCTGAAATTCAATAAAGGCGGGGTTATCATTTCTGCAACCAAAATGTGTATCGTTTAATAATGCTATTTTCATCTTATAAAATAATCTTTAATTATACTCTCCATGTGGTTATACAGCCAGACAAGAAAAGAAAGGCAGGCACCTAGTATAATTCCTAAAATTAAGACTATGTTCCTTTTCACTTTTTCTTTTTCTTTTTAACTACTTTCTTCTTAACTGGTTCTTCCACAGGCATATTCTTTTTAAGAAATTCTGTGAATTGATTTTTAAATTCTCTGTCTTCTCCTGGTTGTAATGCCAGGTCATCATAATTTGATTCTTGTATCATTCGTTGTTTAATGATTACTTGTTTCTTTTCTTTTTGAATTCGTCTTACAAATGCATAGTATATTATTTGTGTAAAATATGCAAAGGGATTGTTTGATTTATCTGGATTAAAATTATTCAAATATGTCAAACAATTTTCAATACCATCACTAATCATATCATCACGATAGGTATAATTAATAAAGTTAGGTCTATATGATAAGTGGTTTGCTATCTTTAGAAAACACTCTCCAATATAGTCGGGTACTGGTGGGTTTTTTAGTTTATCTCGTTTTGCCTTGTTAACAATCTTCTTATATTCAACCATTGCGGCCAAAAATTCTTTATTGTTAACATAATGTTCTGATTTCTTTTTTGTGATTGCCATAATATCCTCAATTTGGTTATATAATACTCTAGTTGTACAAAAATGTCAATGCTGAATTGTGTTTATTCCACGGTTGACAATTATTTTTTTATGCGTATAATAAGCGGTGTAGCCGTTTCAGATAACACCTTAATGAATCGTAGGTGGCGTTTCCTCATCATCATCAAATTCTCTAAATATTTCATTTAACTTCTTATTTTCTTCGGGGGAAAAGGCTTTTCTGTGATAGTTTTCATCTCTTTTCGGTTTATCCAAATTATTATAGTTTTTACATACAGCAGTATAGTTACCAGTCATTTCCAAAGAGGCGTTAGTTATTGTCATAATTTTATCTTTCGGAATGGTAACAATCTGGTCACCTGTATAATTAGTCCAACGAATCAATGCAATATAATCCCTAAATCCCATTGGTGTGATTTGAGGTATGTATTTAATTTGTAGTGGTTTGTCCAATCTTAATAATGGTGCATTTTCCGGAAGTTGTTTCTCCCCTGCTGGCAAGATACAAACAATATCGTCACCATTGATTAGTTTGATTATTTTAACTTGTGGTTCTTTCTGCATTGTTTAACTCTATGTTATGGATTTCATATTCAAAATCTTCTTCACCATATATATTTATTCTTTCCCTAAAGTGAGATAAGGTATAATTTTCTTTTTGGTTATATGTTAAATCATCTGCTATATCATATAAAGTTGCATGAGAATTATTATCCTTTAATCTTAATCCTCTACCTATACTTTGTAAGTTTCTTATCCTAGACTTACTAGGACTAGCAAAGATAATGTTATGCAAGTTCCGAATATTAATGCCTGTACTGAAAGTCCCATAACTTGCAACGATAATAGCTCTGTCAGACTTTTCGGTAATTTCTCTAATCTTTTCTCGTTCATCCGTATCAACTCCACCGTGGACATAAAATACTTGTTTGTCAGCAGCTTTTGTTTTAATTGATTCATATAATTCCTTTCCATGTTTTTCTACATATTGAAATAAGCATAGTGTATTGCCTTGTAAACCGGAGGCCAGATTACGGATATATTTATTCCTCTTATCAGACTGAACA